ATTGTAAGTTTTTTGTCTACCACTATCTTTGAAGTTTGCTTTACCAGACTTGATAGTCTTTTGTTTCTTGCAAAAATAGTTTGCATATTTGTTTGCATAATCATGACCCATGATTGGTAGTGCAGATTGATAAGCATCTGTTGCACTCACACCATTAATCATCTTAGGAATTATTGTCATTATCTACCTCTCTTCATATCAGTATATTCTCTACGATAAGAACCAATCTTATCTTCACTCTCTTTACCAGCGAACACCCCTATATCATGGATAGGGTCATAATCAACGTAGGAACGTCTATCATGGATAGGGTGTATGAAGTCTGGTTGACCCCAAACACGAACAGCACTAATGTATTCGCTACCCCTAAATCCAAAGAAATGTACTATCCTACCGTGATACATTCTTACTCCATTATGTTTGAAATTGCATTGTTAATCATGTTTCGTAGTGTAGGTAAATGGATTTCAAACCGACCATTTACTTGGGGAACTACAGCGTTCATTACTGCACTCACATCACTAGAACCAATACCTTGACCCTCACCCCAATCACCGAAAGTGAACTCAACCTCATCTTCAACAATTGATTGAAGTGTAATCATATCTTCATAAGTCATTCTGCGAAACCTCCTTGTTCCATTGGTGTATCAAGCACGACTTGTGCTTTCTCTTGAGTCATGTACTCTGTGAACCTATTGTAAGGAACAATCATACCACCACAATCCTCATCTTTACAGATTGCACCGACATACCAACCAGCGGCAGAGGCCATGACGATTGGTTCTGATACCTCAATCCACTCACCATAACTGTTGATTTTGTTGAACTCGATATCTTTGATGTCTTTTGCGAATTTCATATTTTTCTCTCTTTCTCTTGATTATGTATATACTATAGCATTGTTTTCATAACAAGTCAAGGCAATTTATAAGTCCTTGATATTACTACGTTTTTTGAACTGTATTTTCGACATAAATAGTACTAAATGAAAGGTGATTCGCAAGTGATTCGTTTAACAGACAATGCAAAAGAGTATCTAAGCAGTATTGCAAATGATGACCATATTACACTTGGTGTTAAAGGTGGTGGTTGTTCTGGGTTTACATATGTCTGGGATTATAAGAAGAATTGGCCTGACGTTAAATGGAGTGACCCCATAGACGATTTGTTGGTGCTAGACCCAATGGCAGAAATGTTTGTGTTTGGTTGTACAGTTGATTATGTAAAAGAATTGGGTGGTTCATACTTAAAAGTAGTTAACCCAAATGCAACTGCATCATGTGGTTGTGGCGAATCATTCGCAGTATAAGGAAGTAAAATGGTAGAAGCACTAATCGCATCAGTACTAGGGTCATTTGTATATGACAATATAGATTTTTTTAAGACAGCAAATCGTCAATATAATGATGGTTATAAGTGGGAAATGAATATCAAAGAAAGAAACCCAGATGTTCCAGCGATACCACTCATCAGAGAAGATAATGGTAAAGAAACTGTCATCTGGGTTTTAGAGAAATAATTACTTAATATTTCCAGTATCAGTAACGTCTAATCGTTTTTGTGTAAATCGCCGGTCACTAGTTTTTATTTTACCTTTATATACACCACCAGCTTTGGATTTCTTTAGAAGTTCATTTTTAATCCATCTTTTAGCAGTTATCTTAGTAGGTTTCTTTACAACAATACCACGAATACGTTTGTAGACTTTTGCAAATACATCTTCTTTTGCATCATTATTATCTACAATAATAAAGTTCTTAGAACCAAACATGGATTGAAATCCACCAATATTTTTCTGAACACCATTCCACATTTGTTCTACAGACTTTGGTGGTAATTTTCTTGCTCTTTCCATGTTACGTTGTTGTGCAGTTTCAAGTGATGTATTAACAAATATCATCATGGTTTCATAACCAAGTGCATCTAGTAACTTTTTTTGTCCACCAATCTTATTAAGGTCTTTTCCAGTACCATCAATAACAATACCAAGTCTACCAGCAACCCAACTTGTTTGTCTACCTTTAGTTAATCGTTTTGCTTTACCACGCAGTTCTTGACCCTCATCTGAAAAGATGTCTTCTGGTTTACCAATATCTAGTCCTGCTTTTTCTAACTCTTTTTCATAGATATCATCAGAGTTAAGTATCTTTAAACCAAGACCACCAGTAGTCTTACGAACTACATAAGACTTACCAGACCCAGGCCCACCAGCGAGAAAGATTGCGTTAAAAATATTGGGGTCGTAAACTCCCTCTTGTATTTGGTGAAATGTTTTCATCATTTATCCTTTGTAACAACTCTTGTATGTATTTAGTTTCTTGTTCATTCATAGGTTCAACTGTCCTCTCTTGCTTCTGTAAGTTAGTAAATTTCTTCAGTTTTTCTTTATATTTGGCTCTCATAGTTTTTCCTTTTAAAAGTTAGAAGTTGATGTACATAATATATTTGAGTTGTTCTCCTTTTCTGTTATATCAATATTGTTTCTTTAGTACCTTTATTTTCGTACTGAACAAAATTATTTGGATAGTCGTAGTCAACACTATCTTTAACAACTGTCATGTTAATAGTGTGTCGAACTTCTGCACTTCCATTATTGAAGTTATGTCTGATTTTTGTGATAAGATACTTACCAGTATAATTTGGGTCATTAGTTCTTTCTGTCACAGTAGAACTTGCTCCAATCGTGATATGTAATACGTCACCAGCTTGAATAGAAGTATTGCCTGGTACAGTCATATTTAGTGTTATAGAATTTTGAAATTGACGTATTCTAGAGTTTCTTCTCATAATTATTTTTTCTAAATCATCTGGGGCATATGGATAGTTGTCTGGTTCATCAAATGATTTACCACTACTTGTTATGGTAACAAAGTTTAATGCATCAGAATAATCTGCAACACCTTTGTTTGTAATCTTATCTTTTGATTCTGAAATGTATGGTTTCTTTTCTAAATGAGTGTCCTTGTCAAAGTCATCAAAATAATTATATGTGAAATAATTAATCTTTTTATTGTAAATATCATGTACTTTAGTGTTAGAAGATAACATACCCTCATATACATTTTGTGTAGTATCTCTTGGTGCAACAATTGTAAAGTCATTGATAGTTTTTAAATTAGACTCAATATTCTTACCACCAGCAACTAATCTATCTGGTACATTCTCTTCATATTCCATTATTGGTTCTTGAGAACATAAACCATCTACTGAACGAAAATTAAAACCTTTAGTTGTTTCATAGAAAAGATATGTTGGAGAGTTTTTAAAGTTTTTAGAATTTGATTGTCTACATAACATATCTATCGCTTTAAATGGTTTCATACTTGGAAAGATAATCTTTCTAAGACCATTTGTTTCTTCTAATGTTAGTTTCTTATCTGAATCTAAATATTGTTTATCTCTGAATATCTTGTCCACAATTTCAGAACATGAACCTTTATAACTTCTTGAAATTTTTGATACTGCATTTTTATAGACTTCTTGAGATGCAAAGTGTAGTGTAACAACATTCGCTTTCTCACCATCACCCATAAATGCACCAATTTTATAAATGTCTAATGGTGTCTTTATGTAATCTATAATGGTTTCTGGTCTCTCATTTTCTTGGGGTGTAAGTAATTTAATTTGTAGTTTTTCTTCACCAATGATAGGGCCGTTGTTAACAATATCTGTAGTATCTTGAATAGTAATTGTACCAGAAATTGACTGTGAAAAGATACTTTCGAATATAACAATATCTTGGACTACTGGAAGAATATCAAACTCTTGTCCACTTGTTGTTAAAATTTTACAATGGGTAATCTCATACTCACCAGCATACTGTAATTCAGCCATTAAATACCCTCGTCTATTTTTTCTCTAAACTCTTCTACAAATTGTGTTATAAATCTAGGACTAATTAATCTTATCTGTCTTTTGTCATCTTGTAATCTTTGTTCGTATGTGTAGTTAGATATTACAGATGCAGATTCATAGTCTGTAGTATTCATACCAACATTGATTGTTTTAGTCGCATCCCCAGAAGTTTGTGAAATTTCGTAATGGTGTACACCTTGTGGATTTGCATACTTATCTTTAACATATTCTTCAAATCTCTGAACACTCATAGGCCAGTCTTCATAATAATCAATAATATCGTTTGCAACCAGAATAGTCCAATGTAACTCTGGATTATCATAATACTTGTGAGCAATCATTTCTGGAGTTTCACCATCAACTACATCATAGTAGTCGTAGTCAAAAATATCATTTTTAATATCTGTTCTAAGTTTTACACGAGTCATTAAGTTAGTCAATAATGTAAAATTATTGTCTGCTTTTGAGTCGTAATATATTTTGGGTATCATGTCAAAGTACATTAGAATCCTGCCGCTATACGTTCTCTTGTGATTACTTCTAGTTCTTGGAAGTTAAGAGTTATTGATGTTTGAACTGGTGGAGCACCCTCTGAATTAGGTCTAAAAAATGCAACTCTTTCTCCACCATAACTAACATCTACACCCTTTAATACACAAGTAGATATTCTGTTTAAGTATGAGTTTTGTATACCACTATTCATTCTATACTCAATATCGAATGTTGCTGGAACAACAAAAACTCTGGAACTATCTGGTGGGCCTTCAAAAGATGGTGCAGAGTAAAATCTAAAAGTTTCAACAATTGATTTTGCAATGTTTGCTTCATTCTCTGATTTAGGCATCATTGTAAACTGAAATGAAAAATCTCTTTTACTTAGACCTTTAAATACTGTTTCCATACGATTACTGAATACTTTTCCTGCTTGAATTTCTGCAATCGCTTTAGCGCCTGGCGCTACAAAGTCTAAAGTTTGTTTTAGTGCTTGTTCTGTCTGTTCTGCAATATCACCTCTTGCATTTGCAAATCCTGCTTCAAACGAACCAGTACTCATAAGTGAACTTCCAAAACTATCAATTACCTTTGCAAGAGCTCCAATATCTGATTCAGAATATTCAGTTTTTTGTGATGAACTTACTTGTGCAGGCATATACATACAAATTGATTGTGTCAATCTTTGAGTTGGTGCTCGTTTGATACTTACTGTAGACTGACCTTTTTGTTTATTAATACTTTCTTGTTGTGCATCTGATACAAATGAGATATCATCTCTAGGAACTGCAACCTTAACACTACCACCACCACCTTGTCCAGGCGGGCCCTCTTGAACATACTTAAATACTTTTTCACTAGAACCAAACTTAACATTTGCGTGTTTCTGTTCATTGATAAAGAACATAATAAAATGTCCTTGGTCAGTACTCCCCAAGTCTTCTGGAAAAGTCAATACTTGATTTGCAACTGCACCAGTTTGTGCTTCAATCTTTGCAAACGTATTATTCTGTGTTGGAGAATTTCTAGGTTTGAATCCTCTATTTGCTTGTCGATTTGTACGAATTGCGTTTGCAGACTCTTTGTCCAGTTCTTTTATGAAACTACTTTTAATCATCTTTATAAATATCCTTGTAACTATTTAGGTGTTATTATGGCATATCGTGGAAAATACTATCCTACTTACCCCAAAAAATACAAGGGTGACCCCTCTAACATTATTTATCGTTCTTTGTGGGAACGTAAGTTTATGGTATATTGTGACCGTAATGAGAAGATACTTGAATGGGGGTCTGAAGAGTTCTTTATACCGTACCGTTCCCCATTAGATGGAAAGATACATAGATACTTTCCAGACTTCTATGTAAAAGTTAAAACCAAACAAAATACAATCAAGAAATGGGTTGTAGAGGTAAAACCAAAGATACAAACCAGGCCACCCAAAACACCAAAAAGAAAAACCAAGAAATATATTAATGAAGTTCGCAACTGGGCCGTCAATGATGCAAAATGGAAAAATGCAATAGAATATTGTAATGATAGAAATATGGAATTTATTCTGATTACAGAAGATGAACTAGGTATATAAATAACTATATGAATAAAGTAAAAAATAGAATTATGGCAGATGTAGTCAGAAACTTAGAATCAGTCTATGACCCAGAGATGCCTTCTATTTCTGTCATTCATTTGGGTTTGATATATGATATTGAAATATTAGAGGATAATACTGTAGTGAAAATAACACACACCCTTACAAGTGCGTTCTGTCCTATGGCAGATGAGATAAATGAAGAGATACAAAAGGCTGGTCTAGTTGATGGTGTAAAAGAAAGTATTGCAAATTGCACTTTCCAACCACCTTTTACTATGGACATGGTGCCTGAAGAAACTAAGATGGCAATGGGTTGGTTATAATGGCTGAAACTTATTTCGACAAAATTTCTGCACAGATAAAAACTGGTACAGAACCATATCAATGGTATCGTAATCGTATTAAAGAATTTGGAACACCAACTGTTCCAGAGTTATTACGTTCTGGTAAACTCAATAATAAACCTCACCCAAAACACCTAAATATGTTTGTCTATGCACCTAAGTTAGCGAGAAAGTTACCGTACTATGATACTTTCCCACTAATCATGTATTTAAAAAGTGCAGAGAAAGGGTTTTATGGTTTGAATTTTCATTATCTACCATATGCACTACGAGCAAGACTTTTAGATGCAGCTGGTCAAGATAAATTAAATGTAGATGCAGTAATGACTAGTAGATTAACTAAACCAACTATTAAGAGATATTTGTATGGATACACAAGGTCTATGTTTAGAAAAGTTGACACAGAAGATAATTTGACTGCAATTATGTTACCAGTACAAAGATTTAAGAAAGCATCAGATACACAAGTCTGGGCAGATTCAAGAAAGATTGCAAGATGAGTTATACTAGAGATAATAGATACCTTGGTAATACTATACAACCAAGTGACCAAGCAATTGATGTTTTTAAATCTGAAGGTTTTATGAGAACTAATAGATTTGAAATATTAATTAACTCACCTACATCTATGTCAAGTGCAACTAAACAAGTTCAGTTTCATATTAAAGAAATATCATTACCAGATAGAACATTAAGAGCAGTAATGAATAGTAATATATACGGCCCACCACATGACATAGTACAAGGTCAAACTTATGGAACTTTAAGTGCAACATTCTATTTAGACTCTAAATTAACAGAAAAGTTATATTTTGAAGAATGGCAAAAGTCTACTTTTAATTCGGATACATATGACCTCAACTATTATAAAGAATACGTTGGAAGTTTAGAAATATATACATTAGATGAACAAGATAAAAGAAAATATGGAGTAAGGGTTCATGAGTGTTTTCCAGATACTATAAACGCTGTTGCATTAAGTCAAGATACATCAACAGCAGTTGGTACTATAGGAATTGGATTTAAATATAGATACTTTAGCACTATAGGAAGAGAATTCAGAAATAATACAACTTCTGGAGTATCTTAAAGAATTATTTGATTTAAAATTATGAATAGGAGAATATACTATGGCTTTGCCAAAACTGAATACACCAACCTTTGAGTTGGAATTACCGTCAACTAAGGAGAAAATTAAATACAGACCATTTCTAGTGAAAGAACAAAAGGTTCTTATGATGTCACAAGAAACTGGTAATAACAAAGATATGTTGTTATCTGTCTGTGAAATTATTAAGTCATGTACTTTTGGAAAGATTGAAAAACCAGAAGAAATGACTTCATTTGATTTAGAATATGTATTTTTACAGATTAGAGGTAAATCTGTAGGAGAGAAAATGAAAATTAATATTCTATGTCCAGATGATAAGAAAACTTATGTGCCAACTGAAATTATGTTAGATGATATTAAAATGAAAACTGATACAATTACAGATGGAGATATAAAATTAATTGATGGTGTTGGTATTACTATGAGATACCCACGAATTAAAGACATGATGGAAATGAATGAAGAAGATGGTGCTGTAAAAATTAGTATGGACATTATCCAAAAGACTGTAAAGAATATCTACGACAAAGAAGAAGTATATGAAGAGTTTAGTAAAAAAGAATTGGATGATTTTATTGAACAATTAAATACCGAACAGTTTGAGAAGATACAAGAGTTTTATGATACTGCACCTAAGTTAAGTCATACAGTAATGGTTACTAATCCTAATACTGGTGTTGAAAATGAAGTGGTTATTGAAGGACTGCAAAGTTTTTTAGAATAGCCCTTTCACATGATAGTCTTGAAAGTTTTTTTAGAACTAACTTTCAGATGATGCAACACTACAAGTACTCATTATATGACTTAGAACATATGATACCGTGGGAAAGGGAAATATATATTGTACTACTTGACCAATATATTAAAGAAGAGAATGAAAGAATAAAAAGAGAGAACGAGAAACAAAAGAGGGGATAATTATGGCCGTTGAAGTAACAGTAGACCCAGAAGTTGCAAAGAAAGACACAAATGGTGATGGTCACATTTCAAAACAAGAAATGGAGATGGATTTGGAATTTAAAAGAAAAGAACTTGAAGATGCAGATGCTCGTAGAGATGCAATGCGTAAGATGACATGGTTTGCGTTATTAGGTATGTTATTGTATCCTGCTGGTATTTTTATTACATCATTCTTAGGACAAGAAACTGCAGCAAAAATAATTGGTGATATTGCACCGACATATTTTGTTGCCATATCAGCGTTAGTTGCCGCTTACTTTGGTGCAAACGCATATGCAGATAAAAAGAAGTAGATAAATGGCCGAAACTCCAGACCAAAAAAGACGAGGTGAAAACCTTAATCGTTTAACCGAACAATTCGCTGCAAAAAATAATGAAGCAATGATGAATCTTGTTAAAAGAGTTGAAGAACAAACAAAAAAGGCAGATGATGCGAATAGAAAAAGAATTAGTGATGGAGAATTAACGGCAAAGGAATTAAAAGATTTAAAAAAGGTCGTTGAAACTGGAAGAATAAATGGACAGTTTGCATCTAAACAAGCAAAAGAAGATGCTGCAAGACAAGTTGCAATTGCAGAAAGAGGTAGTTCTGGTGTTATAAACAGACTAAAAGAACAAGGTGATACTTTTAAAGAAAATGCAGAATCAAATGAAAAATCAAGATTAGCAGCTGCAAAGTATACCCAAAATGAAGTATTAGAATTAAAAGAAATTGCAAAAGGTAATTCTCAATTTACTGATGCCGAAAAAGCATCTGCACAACTTGAATTAAAAAAATATGAGGAAGAACAAAAAAAGATAAGTATCTTTGAAAAGATTGCCGCTAGAACAGTTGAGGGTTTAGATAACTTAGCTGCACCAGAGGGTGAAACAGCAGAAGAAAAAGAAAAAAGAGTTGCAGACCAAAAAGTATTTGGTAAAATTAAAGATGGTATTACAGCAACTGGAAAAGCATTTGGTGAATTCGCTGGTAAATATGGTAAAGCTGCAAAAGAGGGTGGTCTCAAATTATTAAAAGGTTTTGCAATCGGTTTAATTATTGTTTCTCTATTAAAGTTTATTAGAAGTCCAGCATTTGATGACTTATTAGATGCACTACAAGGTTTCTTTGGTTTCGTTGATACTCTTGTTGACCAATTTGGTATAGCAACAACTGCAACACTAGCTTTAGTTGCACTCTTCAAACCATCACTATTCATGTTACCCCTAAAACTTGCAATCGGTTTACTTAAAGGTGGTTATAAGTTTTTAACAGATGCAACTGTAAGACAAGCTGCAGATGTTAAGATGAC